TGCAAGTGAAAAAAACTTAATGCAAGATTTGATTAATGAATCAATTCAAATTTATGGTGTTGAGGTTCATTATTTGCCCAGAAAATATATTACAGAAAAAACAGTCTTAAGAGAAGTTATTGAATCAGTTTTTGATAATGCATATCCAATTGAAGCATACATTAGTAGTTATGATGGATATGGAGATAATCCTACAATACTTTCTAAATTTGGAATTCAAAATTTAAATGAATTGACTTTAGAAATTTCCAGAGAAAGATTTGAAACTTATATTTCACCATTAATAAAAAATTTGAGCAATATCAAATTATCAAATCGACCTAAAGAAGGAGATTTGATATATTTCCCTCTCGGGGATCGTTTATTTGAAATCAAATATGTAGAGCACGAAAAACCATTTTATCAATTACAAGGAAATTACACATATCAATTAACTTGTGAACTCTTTCAATATGAGGATGAGGTTATTGATACTGGAGTTGGTGAAATTGATGATACTATAGGAGGATCTGATGATAATGATCCAGATAATTCTTTCGTTCCTATTGGACCAATTCAAACACTAACTCTTGTTGGAACTGGAGTAACTGCAACTGCAATAACAAACATTGTGTCTGGAGGAATTCGATTCTTTACTGTTACAAATAGAGGAGGTGGTTATTCAAGTGCTCCTAGAGTTGCAATATCATCCGCACCATCAGGAGGAATGACTGGTATTGGGTCTGCAACAATGATTGGAGGAATTGTTGTCTGTACAGATAATACAAATCCAAATTTAAAATCCGTTCAATCCGTTGAGGTTATCAATTCTGGTTTTGGTTATACAATAGCACCAAAAGTTGCATTTTTTGGAGATGGTGCAGGAGCAGCAGCAACTTGTACGATTGGTAGTGGTGTAGTTGGCATTATTACCATTACAAGTGGTGGTTCTGGATATGTGGACACACCCACGATTACATTTACTGGTATTTCAACCGTCTCTGCTGCTGCAACTGCCGTAGTAAGTTCTGCAGGAACGATTACTCAAATTCGCATCATAAATGCAGGATTGGGATACACATTATCTCCTACCATTACAATTGGAAATCCATCATTAACTTCTACTGGAAACTTTATTTTTAATGAGGTTGTTGTTGGGTCTGCAAGTTCAACTACAGCACGAGTAAAATCTTGGAATTCTATAACAAATATACTTGAAGTATCAAATGTCACTGGTGCATTTGAAGTTGGGGAAAATATTGTAGGTGCTGCCTCAAGTGCTTCCCACGAACTTCGTTTGATTAATGTTTACCCACCAGATAATGGTTATTCTTCAAATGAAGAAATAGAGAATGAAGCAGACCAAATTATAGATTTTAGTGAAAGAAATCCGTTTGGTACTCCATAAATTATCAGATGGTTAAATAGTACTATATGTTACTTATCATATGTTTGAGTATTTTTACCACCAAATCTTAAGAAAAACTGTTATTGCATTTGGTTCTCTCTTTAATGATATTACAATTAAACACACAAATTCTGCAGATGAAATTGTAAGTGTTATAAAAGTTCCTCTTGCATATGGACCAACGCAAAAGTTTTTGGCAAGATTAGAGCAGTCTCCAGATTTAAGTAATCCAATTCAAATTACATTACCAAGAATGTCTTTTGAGTTTACTGGATTGACATATGATACTGCTAGAAAATTAACTACGACACAAACATTTTTATCAAAATCCGTTACTGACGGAACTGAAACTAAAAAAACTTATATGCCAGTTCCATATAATTTACAATTTGAACTGTCTATAATGTCAAAGTTGAATGATGATGCTCTTCAAATCATCGAACAAATTCTACCATATTTTCAACCATCATATAATCTTACAGTTGAACTTGTTGATGAAATTAATGAAAAAAGAGACATTCCAATTATTCTTGAAAATGTTACGATGCAAGATGAGTATGAGGGAAATTTTGATAAAAGAAGAGTCTTAATTTATACTTTGAGATTTACTGCAAAATTATATCTTTTTGGACCAACTTCAACAGTAACAAAAGATATTGTCAAGAAAGTATCCATCAATTACATTACTGGAGATACTACAAATACTCCCAAGAGGGAAGTTGTATATTCTGCAGAACCGAGAGCTATCAAAAATTATACTGGTACTGTGATTACAAATATTGCAAATGATATTACAACCGAAGATGTTTTGATTACTGTAAATAATGCATCTTCTATTTCTGTAAATACTTATCTTGATATTGAGGGTGAAGAAGTATATGTAAAATTGAAATCTGGTAATGTTCTTACTGTGGAAAGAGGAAGAGATGATACAACAATTACATCTCATCTTGCTGGTGCCCAGGTCAAATCAATCACAAGTGCCGATGATTTATTAATAGAAGAGGGGGATGATTTTGGATTTAGTGGATCTACAACGTCACCATAATGACAGAGAAGAATGAATCAAAAAAATTTGATAAATTAAATGAAACTTTTAATGTTTCGGGAGAGGTAGTGGAAACTGAAATTATAAAAGAAACTCACGAAAATAAAATTGGTGAGATTTCGAATTCAATTCAAGATATTAAAAAAGATTATGAATATACAAGAGGGAATTTATATTCTTTGATTGAGAAGGGTCAGGAAGCAATTAATGGAATTCTTCAGTTAGCTCAAGAAAGTGAGATGCCTCGTGCATATGAAGTTGCCGGACAATTAATTAAGAATGTTGCAGATGCAACCGATAAATTAATGGATCTACAAAAGAAACTCAAAAATATTGAGGAAGACAAACAACCTCGTGGACCAACAAACGTCACAAATGCATTATTTGTGGGGTCAACAGCAGAATTGGCAAAACTTTTAAAAAAACAATCTACTGAAGAAAATGTTTAAGAGTTTAAAAAAAACTCATAATAAATATAAAAAAGGATATTGATCAATAAATGGACGCATATAAAAAGTTTACTCATAAAACTCCACATCTAAAAGGAAAACAACATCAGTTGGATCCTAATTTAGATTTAAAACAGTTGGTTCACCATGCAACAGTTCAATATGTTGATCGTGATGCTGATGGGGATGTTGATGTTTATGATAATCCAAAGAAAAAAATCCCAGATGAAAATGTTTCTAGTGCGCAAAAAGCACAAGAGTATTCTAATAAATTAATTGCAAAACAAAAAGGTGAAATTAAGCACACCAAAAGAGGTATGGCATATGAAGATGCTGTGAATGAAGAACCTAGAATTGCAAGAAAACCTGGGCAACCAACAAATTCTAAAAAACACTCTGACCTTTATACCGATGAAAATCCTAAAGGTACTATTGGTGGATTAGGGTTTAAAGATGTTGCAACAGCAAAACAATCAGTTTCTAAAATTAAAGACTCTGGAAAAACCCATGCGCATAAAATCCAAGCAGCAATTGCTATGGAACAAAGAGCAAAAGTAATGGGTAAAAGTTCAGAGGCAGCAGTTTTTAGAAGTTTTATTAATTCTATGAAAGAAAAAACATCAGAAGAAGTAGAAACATCTTTAGTTGAAAAAATACTTGGTGAAGAAAATTGTGGTAAAGGAATGTATTGGTGTAATACAAATAAAGAATGTAAACCTCTACCAAAAGGGTTTGATGTTCCTGGACAAAAAATTAAACCAACTGAGGTTGGTATTGGGAAACCAGTAGAAGGGTCTTGTAGTAAAACAAAAAAAGGAAAAGATTGCCCTGTACACGGAAAGATGGATTGTTCGATGAAAGAATCAAAAGATCACGAATATTCAATGGCTCGTTCTGAACTCTCTATAATATCAAATGCTCTAAAGAGATTGCAGAAAAAAATGAGTAAGGGAGAAGGAAATGTTGAGGCATGGGTCCAATCAAAAATTACAAAGGCAGCAGATTATCTTGATTCTGCGGCAGATTATATTGATAGTGGTGAAATGGATGAAGCAGCAAATCCTGCTCAACAAGCAGCAATTGCAATTAATATGAAAAAGAAAGGTATAAAACCAAAATCAGAAGTTGATGAAGCATGTTGGGTTGGATATAAACAAGAAGGGTTAAAGAAAAAAGGAAAGAAAATGGTTCCAAATTGTGTTCCAGAAGAAACAGAAATTCAAGAGGCATCAAAGTCAGGAGATGCTTCTCTTCACGATTGGTTTGCAAAAAGCAAATCTTCTGATGGAAAACCTGGATGGGTCCAGTTAGGAGGAAAATATGCAGGAAAACCTTGTGCAAAACAACCAGGGCAAACTACTAAACCAAAATGTGGTAGTTCAAAAATGGCAGCAGAAATGTCTCCCGAAGAAGAAGAAAGAGCGGCAGAAAGAAAAAGAAGAGAAGATCCAAATCCAGATAGAAAAGGTAAGGCAATAAATGTTGCAACAGAAGAGTATGTAGAGGAAGATGCATGTAAAACAAAAGTCAAATCAAGGTATAAAGTCTGGCCTTCTGCATATGCATCAGGAGCACTTGTAAAATGTCGTAAAGTAGGTGCCGCAAACTGGGGAAATAGCAGTAAAAATGAAGAGATTGTTTATGAAGGTGATTATTGGCATCCAGATCCAGAAATAGATAGAAAACTTGGTGGTCCTGGACCAAATCAACGTGCTCGTGAAGACAATCCTCAACCAAAATCAGATCCAAAGAAATTGCGTAAGGGTGAATCTTATATGGATTGGAATAAACGTCAAAGAGGTCTCAAGAATTCTTATGAACCAGATAGTGAATTGATTGATGAGTCAACTCGTTTACAAGCAGAAACAGGAAACATTCTTGCTGTAATTTTAAACTGGAGAGGAAAGACATATTCAATTAGAATGTTCTTTCCACAAATTGGAATGCCCAGCAGGAAAGATGTTACGACAGAGATACAAAAAATTTATCCAGGTTCTCAAGTTCTTCAATATAAAGTTTCAACAATTGAACCAGGAATGCCCCTGATTCAAGTTGTAAATTCAAAATCAAAAAACTATCTTCCCAATTCTAAAACAATTGGTGAAGAAGTTGAGATTGAAGAAGATTGGCAGAAAGAAAATCGTAAAGACAAAACTGATGGGTTAAGTCAAAAAGCAGTGAATGCATATCGCAGGGAAAATCCGGGTTCAAATCTTCAGACAGCAGTAACAGAAAAGAAACCAACTGGTAAAAGAGCATCACGTAGAAAAAATTTTTGTAGTCGTATGTCAGGAATGAAGTCAAAACTTACTTCTGCAAAAACTGCACGAGATCCAGATTCAAGAATAAATAAAGCACTTCGTCGTTGGAACTGCAACTAACATATGAGTGCTGACATTTATCTTGGTAATCCTTTACTTAAAAAGGCAAATACACCAATTGAATTTACAGAAGATCAAATTCTTGAATTTATAAAGTGTAAGGAAGATCCTGTATTTTTTGCAAAAAATTATGTAAAAATTGTGACTTTGGATTATGGATTACAACCATTTAAGATGTATCCGTTTCAAGAAAAACTTGTTGAAAGATTTCATAAGAATAGATTTAATATTTGTAAGATGCCTCGGCAGACTGGTAAGAGTACCACTGTCGTATCATATCTTCTTCATTATGCAGTATTTAATGATAATGTAAATATAGGTATTCTTGCAAACAAGGCAGCAACTGCAAGAGAACTTTTGGATCGTCTTCAAACGGCATACGAAAATCTTCCAAAGTGGATGCAACAAGGAATTATTTCTTGGAACAAAGGTTCTCTTGAATTAGAGAACGGATCTAAAATTTTAGCAGCATCCACTTCGGCATCTGCTGTTCGTGGTATGTCTTTCAATATCTTGTTCTTGGACGAATTTGCATTCGTTCCAAATCATATTGCAGATTCATTCTTTGCATCGGTATATCCAACGATTACTGCAGGTAAAAATACCAAAGTTATTGTTGTGTCTACACCACACGGTATGAATCATTTCTACCGTATGTGGCACGATGCGGAGAAGGGTAAGAACGAATATATTTTTACAGATGTTCACTGGAGTGAAGTTCCTGGTAGAGATTCTGCCTGGAAGGCACAGACAATTGCTAACACTAGTGAACAGCAATTCAAAGTTGAATTTGAGTGTGAGTTTCTTGGTTCAGTTGATACTTTGATTGCACCAAGCAAACTCAGATCACTTGTCTATGAGCATCCTAAGACTCGTAATGCTGGTTTAGATGTTTATGTGGATGCGAATGAGGAATGTGATTACGTCATCACTGTAGACGTTGCTAGAGGGGTAGGGATTGATTATTCGGCATTTGTAGTTGTTGATATTACACAGTTTCCTCATAAAGTTGTTGCAAAATACCGAAACAAC